TTCTCAAGGCTCAAGCAGTTCCGCAGAGTTGCCACACGCTTCGAGAAAACCGCCAGGAATTACCTCGCTGTCGTCACAATCGCCGCAATTGCCCTATGGATCAGATAACTGTCCACACCGCCTAGCGGCTGGCCATGTTCCTTGCTGTCGCCCTTTGGCGATGCCACTGAAATCCAAAAGACAAACTAACCCGCTATCTGCGGGGTCATCCGTCTGCTCGTCCCGTGCTGCGCTGCTTGCGTTCGCGCCGGCGCGTTGATGCCTAAACCGGCCAGTGGCGCGGCCTTTCATAATGGAGAGACACCATGACTGCACCTCAATTCGGGATGCAATTCTCGCGCCCGGCTGATGAGCCGGTTCCCGTCCTTGGCGCGGATTTTTCGAAGTTCCTTGTAATTGAAACTTCGGCAGATGCATCCGCTCTGGAAATTCCTGAAGACACCGCTGTGCGCGCATCTTCATCTGATCCGGATTTTATCGCCGCTCTGGGATCTGGTCTTCTGGCCGATGCCGTCAAGGGTATCAATGACCAGCTGACCGGTATCAATTACGGCGCGGATGTGACCGTGTTTCGGGTGGCCGAAGGTGCTGATACGGCGGCAACGGCGGCGGCGATTGCCGCTGTCGTCAATGCGATCACCGAAATCCCTTCGGCAGTCAATGCCACGCCGCGCATCGTGCTCGCAGGCCGCACCGCCTGGCGTGCGGATCTCGACACCACCAACCCGGTGATCGTGGCGCTGCAGGCCAATCTCGGCAAGATCCTGGCGATCGCTCCGGTGGATGTTGATGATACGTCTGCAGCCAACGCGATCGATGCCCGCGAAACAATGTCGAGCGAACGGCTGATCCCGATCGGCGTTGCGGCGAAAGTCTACGAAGGCGAGAGCCTGGTCACCCGGCCGATGGCGCCGCGTGTCGGAGGTCTGTTGGCGCGTGTCGACAATGAGAACCTGGGCACGCCGTTCAACCCGATCGCCAATCGCCCGCTCTATGGCCTGGCTGGGCTGTCGCGCAAGATCCCGTTCTCGTTGCTTGATGGCTCCACCGAGGGCCAGCAGCTGCTTGCGGCCAACGTCTCGATCGTGACTGAGGGCGAGGTGGGCGTCGATGGTGCGGTGGCCGATGGCGGTTTCGTGTTCATCGGCACCGACAACGCCCAGACTGGCGAACTCTGGGAGCAATTCCACCAGGTGCGCGGCACCGACTATCTGGTGGTAAAGATCATGCAGATCACCCGACAGTTCCTGGGCGGTAAGATCTCGGCTGACAGCGCGGAAGCATGGATAAACTCCATCGCCTTCATGCTGCGCGACCACAAGGCGGCCAACGACATCCTAGGCTATACGCCGGCAAATCAGATGTTCAAGGCCAGCCGCAACTCGCCGGAAAACATCCGCCTGGGGTCGCTCACGCTCAATATCGGCATTGAGCCCGCGCCCGTGTTCAAGCTGGCCAACCACGAAATCCGGCGTTACCGCCCGGCGGTCGAGGGTCTGGTCAACGAGATCATCGCTCGCCTCAACGCCGCGGCCTAACCGCGCCGCTTAAAGTCAAGAGACAAGGAAACGGACATGCAAAATACACTCTATATGCTGACCGCGGTTGATGTGCGCCGCGCCGAGGCGGCAGGCTCCAGCCGCGCCATTACAATCGAAAAACTCACTATCCCGCCGGTAAAGTTCATGACTGCCAGCCACAATCCGGGCGGCGGTGTGATGGGTGGTGATTTCGTCTTGCCGCGCATCGAGCCGCTGGAACCGGCGTTTTCGGTCAAGGGGATCGACACCGACATCTTTTCCGGCATGGGTGTACGCGACAGATGGACCTTCGCCGGTTCTTTCCGCAACAAGAAGACAAACAAGCCAGTGCCGGCGCGCGGCATTATCGAAGGCGCCATCACCGAATGGGAGCCTGATGAAAGCGATCCTGGCGAGTTCCAGGGCTGCACCCACGCCTTTAAGGAAGTTCTGCACTTCGAATTCCTGCTCGATGGTGTCGAGCTTTGGTACATCGATTTCTGGGAGCGGATCATCCGCCGCAACGGTGAAGATCTGTTCGCCGACGATCGTCTGGCGCTCGGGGCCTGATCAATCCGGCAACAGCCATCCCTCGCGGTTGGCTGTTGCCTTCCAGCCTTCGCAATCTGCAGCGCTCATGGGGCTGTCGTTTGAATAGCCGAGGCCCAGAATCATTATCATGCCGCGTTCGTCGGCTGAATAGGGGCCTTCATCCCCTTCGACATATGAGCCGACTGCCTTCTCGTCGTAGCGCCAGCCGCAAGATTTTGACGCAGCGTCAAGGCCCATGCCAGCAGCGATGCGGGCCATACGGCTGACCGGCTCGTCTTCATTGGCGAGTGCAGGGAACTCGGCGGCAGCAAGTGCAACCGCAAGAATCAATATTTTCATCATCGTCTCCATGGTGAACCGGGGTGCAACGCTAATTCATTGCGCGGCCCGGCGGCAACATGGTGACCAGCAAGGACTGACCAATGGCCGAAAAGCTTAAAAGCATAACTGTCGATCTGGAATTTCCAGTGACCCATGAGGGCCGGGAAATTACCTCCCTTACATTCCGGCGTATGAAGGCTCGCGATGCTTTGGCGGGCGAAGGCATCGAAAACGAAGTGCGGGCCGGTTACGCCATCTTTGCCACGCTTGCCGGCGTCGATGTACCTGTGATCGAGGAGCTTGATCTCGAAGATCTGGCAAGCATTGCTGAAGAGGTGAAGCCGCTGATGGGAAAGTCTCCGGCCGGGAAGACCGGCGAGGAGATCCCGTCTCCTGGCGTGAGCTGATCATCCAGATGGCGCGGCAGACCCATTCATCGCTTGAGGAAGTCAAGGAGATGGATGTGGAAGAGTTTCTGGCCGATGCCAAGGCGCTGGCTAAGATAAGGGCCCGCGAAAATCGCCCGCCGCCGCGGCGCTGAGAAAGAACGAACACCATGACAACGCTGACATCAAGGCTCATCCTGTCGCTGGTCGACCGGGTGACGGCGCCAGCCCGTGCCGCAGCTCGCTCAGTTGCCGGGTTGCGTGCATCGGCCACGGCAAATGCGCAGGCAATGAACGCCATGCAGGGGCAGATGCTGGCTGCTGTCGCCGGCGCTGTTGCGCTCTCGTCGGCAATCCGGGCGCCTGTAAGGGCGGCCATGGATTTCCAGAGTGCCATGGCCGATGTCAACAAGGTGGTAGATTTTCCCGCACCCGATGGGTTGGCGCGGATGTCGGATGACATCCTTGCCATGACCAGGGTGATCCCGATGGCGGCGACAGAGATTGCATCTATCGTCGCGGCTGCCGGCCAGGCAGGCATGAAGGGCAGCGAGCTGCTACAATTTGCCGAGATGGCTGCGAAAGTTGGTGTGGCTTTTGATCTCCCGGCCAGCCAGGTCGGGGACAGTCTCGCCAAGATCAAAACGGCGCTCGGGATGACTGTTGCCGATGTCGGCCTGTTGTCCGATGCGATCAACCATCTGTCGAACACCAGTGCGTCAGCCGCGCCGGATCTGCTGAATTTCATGCAGCGGGTCGGCTCGGTCGGCAAGCAATATGGCTTTACCGCTGAGCAGACGGCGGCGATCGGCTCGGCCATGATTGCCGCCGGTTCGCCGGCGGATGTAGCGGCGACGTCGTTCCGCAATGTCGGCAAGGCGCTGGCGCGCGGTGCGAGTGCCACAAAGGCGCAGCGTGGAGCATTCCGGTTGCTGGGGCTCGATTCCAAGAAGGTGGCCAAGGCGCTGAACAAAAATGCCGTCGGCACGCTCAAGGATGTGATCGAGCGTATTAGGTCGCTGCCCGAGCATGTCCGCGCCTCAACACTTTCCGACCTGTTTGGCGACGAAGCCCGCGCCATCATGCCGCTGGTTGAAAATGTGGATCTCCTCGACGCCTCTTTGTCTGCGGTCGAGAAGCAAAGCAATTATGTGAGTTCCGCACAGAAGGAATTCGAAACCCGCTCCAAGACCACGGCAAACGCGCTGCAGCTGTTGCAGAACCAGATCAAGGAAGTCTCCATCCGGATCGGCAATGCCTTGCTGCCCGGCATCCAGCGAACAGCTGAGGCCCTTGCGCCAGTGCTGGGGGCTGTCGCGGATTGGGTGAGTGCAAATTCAGAACTTACCGCAAACATTATCAGCGTGGTATCGGCGCTTGTGGGCCTGCGCATTGCAACGATCGCCGCGCGCTGGGCTTTCCTATTTCTCAAGGGCGGCGTTCTCGATGTCGCCATCGCGGTCGGCCGCTCGGCTCAGATCATCACATCTGCTGGCGCAGGGATTGTCAATTTCACTCGGATGGTTCGGCGTCTCGGTTGGTCGATGACGCTGCTTGCCGCGACTGGCGGATCAGGGTTTATGGCAAGCTTTGTGGCCGGTATTGCGAACGCTTCTGGCGCGATTGCCTCTTCTGCTGCGGCCATAGGGATCGCCATTGCCGGGATCACCTTGCCGATCTGGGGTGTGATCGGGTCTGTCGCGGCGCTGTCGCTGGCTGTGTACAATTATTGGACGCCGATTTCGGAGTTCGTCACAGGCTTTGCTTCGGTTGTCGGTTCTGCGTTGGGAACGGTGGTGGCGGAAATCGCGAGCTTTGGCGCGCAGTTGGCTTCGGCTGTCGCGGGCTGGGCTGTTGACCGCATTGTCGATGTTGCTGCAATGCTCGGGCTTGATCCTGTGGTAATCAGGGCGGACATCGAAGCGGCTGTCGCCGTGGTTACTGCGGCAGGGGCTTCCATTGTCGCGGCCGTGAAAACTATCCCGTCACAGCTTGCCGGCTGGTTCCGCGACATCTTCACCATCAACCAGTATTCGGATGCTGCGACCGCTGAATTCCGTTCGGCTGGTGAGCGGGTGGGCCGCGCGCTGGTTGATGGCATCAAGGCCGCGTTTGATGATCTCTGGGCCTGGCTTAAATCGTTGCCCGGCAAGATTATCGCGGCGATCGGCAAGATCGATCTGTCCGGCCTGATCCGTTGGCCGTCGCTGCCCACATGGATGGGTGGTGGCGGGCCAAACCCTGCCAATGACAACGCAGCAATCGCGGGCACCCGTGCCGCCGGTGGCGCCATTGCCGGCGGGCGCACTTATCTCGTTGGCGAGTATGGCCCCGAACTGGTCACACCCTCTCGCTCTGGCTTTGTGCATGATGCTGGTCGCACAGCTTCGATGATGGGCGGTGGCAGCGGCGGTGCGTCGGCAGCTGGCGGGACGTCGGTGCATATGGGCGGGGTGACAATTCAGGTGATTGCCCAGCCCGGCATGGACCCGCATGCTATCGCGCAGGCGGTCAACGCGGCGCTGGGCCAGATTGCCGGTGATGCTCTCTCGGGTGGGCAATTCGACCAGGAATGGAGCGCCGCATGAGCCTCTACACTTTGGGCGCGGTGGTGATGGACACACGACCCTTCAACGCCGACAAGTTCGATCGCACCGCATCGGCAGATCTGGTTTCAAAGGCGGTGATGGGTGGGCTGCAGCCATCGGAATTCATGGGTGAGGGGGATGATGATCTCACCATCACCGGCCAGTTGCTGCCATTCAAGACCGGCGGTCTGGCGGAATTCGACGTGCTGGATGAAATGCGCCGCACCGGGGCTCGGTTTCCGGTCATGCGGGGCGATGGCAAGCGGCTGGGCACCTACGCCATCACCAACCTCAGCGAACGCCATGATGAGCTGATGCGCAGCGGGGTCGGCTTTACCGTCAAGTATTCGGTGAGCCTGCACAAGGTGCAGGATGACTATGATGGCGGTGCGCTGATCGCCGGTCTGATTTCCATTTTTGAATCGCTCGGGTGACCTGATGGACAGTGTGACAATCAAGGGCGAGGGCATCACGCTAGATCTGCTGCTGTGGCGTATCCACGGCGTTCGCGGCCAGACATTGGTTTCCGAAGCGCTGGAAATCAATCCCGGCCTTGCCGGGGTTGGCGCCGTGTTGCCGCTTGGCACAGTGGTCAAGATCCCCGCGCTTCCGGTCGAGACCAGACCGGCGGTGCCGCTGATAACTTTGTTCGGATAAGCCAATGAGCTGGAAAAATGTCTGGTCGGTCACGATCAACGGCCAGGATATTTCT